TGGATCAATAAATCCCATTATAAGACCTAGTTGAGTTTCAGTCATGGTGGATAGTTTTTCATTTCCGCTTTCACAGCAATAAATTGCCCAAGCACTAATGCGACCATTTTGAATATGTTGTATAAGTCTATTTGCACTTACTTGCGTAAAATATTCATGCAACTGATATTGTGGAAACTCTTCACTCCATGATTGCATAGTTAATATACTACGCTCAAGCGCATCGGTAGCACTTTCTTGTCGCAAAATATGAAACAAATACTCAGCATATATTGTATCACGGCACCAATTATCAATCTTGTAATTCTTTTTCAAAACCCAATCTATAAATTGATCAACATTAATTGCACTTATATTAACACAGTGTTTTCCAAATTTAACAAATGCACCATATAGTGTGCTTTCACAAAAATTTTCATATGTTTTTAACTTTGCACTGCCTTGTGTAAGTTCATAAAATCTTAGCCAAGCATTAAAACCAATTACTACGCCTTTATCATTTTTTTGTAAATGGCGGCGTTTTGGCTGACACTGATGAACATTTAATGTGCTTTCACGGCTGAACCTTACGCCACAATATTTGCACACATGTTCTGTAGAATTTTTTTGCAACTCATTCATATTATAATTATAACAGTTTTTGTGCTGCAGTGGTAATATAATATTTCCACGATGTCAAATCAAATCCACGAATTATCTCTTCGTGAAGTGGAAGTTCACTTGGATCATATGGCGGTGTAACTGTGTTAATTAGTTGATTATAATAATCAGGATAACTTCCGAACCAAATTTTAGGTATAGTAATAAAACTCGTTACTTTGTGGATGAATATATGATGAGGATGTCCATACTCACCTTTCTCATTATGAGTAAGTATTATATCTACACCATCGCATACAGCACGTATCCACTGTTCTGCATCACCACTATTAAATCCAAGTTCGTTTTTCTTTACACTTTCCCATTTATCAGGCAAACCAGCAAAAATGGTAGGAATATTACGTTGTTTCCAAAATTCTGCGATTTCTGCGCCACGAGGATCGGTTCGTTGATAGGTAAGATAGCAAATTGTCCAATCCCAATCACGATGTTCCATAATGAATTGATAACCAAAAATTGCACAATCATCTGGATGCGCAACCATGCATATGGCTTTCATATTATTCTTTCTTTCACAAAATCATCCCATGCTTTACGTTGGTCAACATCTAAAAGTTTATATGCACGAGGATGCACACTTGCAGTAAGAGCCGTATGATCTTTCTGTAAATTAAAAAACCAGTTATGAAATGTATCTACTTCATAATCAGCAATATGATGCACACCAATTTTTTGTTTGCCACTATACAAATCATCAAACAAGGTATTTTTGCTTATCCAAGCACTATAACATAAAAATTCAGTAATACCATGTGTATTTGGAGTTACCTTGCTTGGAAATTGACAATTACTTTCAAACCATTCTACATAATTTGGTTCGCTTGCAACCATGTCACGCATAGAATGCGTGTGCGCAACAAAAGGAACGCCAGCAGGACTAATCCAGTTAAAATTTGTAATATTATATTTTTGTTTTAAGAACTCTAGTCCACTTTGCCAGTGTGGACTAGTGCAAGGCCAACTAGCAAAATGCGCACGATTATATTGATCAAATACTTCTTCAATCTCAAATGGACGAACAAACCATGTTTTGGCATCAAGTATCATGCACCACTTGCTTTCTGCATGTGCCGTGCCTAATATCTTACATACTTGTTGTGTATACCAACCTGTTAAATGTTCTTTAGGATAGTAACCAAATTCATTACGGTGAAATATACGTAGTTTATCATGATGATAACCCCACCATAAAGTATCTATATCACTATGTGTAAGTGTATCATCGTTCAAGATAACATAAATGTTTTGTATTTCATCAAGAAAATAGTAAGCTATACTGTATGCTTGTGTTTTAAGCAACTCTAATTCATCACGATAAACAACAGTAAGCAAGTCCATTTTATTTTGTAATCTCGTGTAACGTTCGTGCTTGAATAAGTGCATCAATTACACTTGCATCTTTACTTTGGAATACTGGTTTCCATTCTTGCCACCATGTAACTAATTCAATCATATCAGGTGTAAAGTTCAAATATAACGATTGACCACCATATGTTTCACTTACAAGTATTGATGCTACTCTATAATCATTTGTTGTTGCAGTTTTTATGGTCATTTTAGTGCCTCTTTGATTTCTTTATCGCTGTATCCAAGTTCAACTAACATACTTTTATATTGTTCATCTGTCATTTTATAAGAAAGAAGTTCCGCTTCATCGTTTTTAATATGCGGATATAATTCTAACATTTTCTGTGCTCGTTTGTTCTTAGCAATCTTGCTACTGTATGCCATCCATTCATGGCGATGCTTGCCCATGTTAGGGGAGACAGTAGTCAATAGCAGCCATTGTAATTTAGGATGCTTATTGATATCAAAGAAACGCTTGTTTACACGTTCATTCATTGCTTGTAGATAATATTGCTGCAATTCTGGAATACCGTTGACTACACTGCCCCAACGCAACATAAGATATGTAGAGAACTTCTTACGTTCTTCATCGGTGAGTTCATCATAGAAAGCACAGTTCTTAGTATCCAACTGTGCCATTTCAAAGCCAATGTCAAGTTTGTTAACCACCTATAAATTCCCGTTCTTCTTCTTTTTGCTTTTCTTGACTCATCTCATAAATTATATACATTTGATCAGCCAGGTCTTTTAGCGTAGGATTGGTTTCGGTAGCACGAAGAATTGCTAACCATCTAGATTTACGAATGGTTACATCGCTATCGTAATCAAGAGTGCTGATACCACTACCTTGTGTTTTAACGTTTGCCATAGGTTATCGTTTCCAATATTTCATGGTTTATGTGGTCAATCATAGTTACAGTCATAATGTCAGACAACTGTTCTATTGGATCAGGTTGTGCTTCTTCACTCATGTTATACAACACGCGCAACTGATTTGCAGCATCTTTAAGCGTAGGATTGGTTTCTGTTGCTTTAAGTATAGCCATCCATTCAAGATACTCATCAGTATAATAATGTTTTGGTGGTGGTATTGGTCCTAAAATGCTCATGGTAATATTATACTATACTATATTTTGGATGTCAATAGTCTCGCTTGCACGACTAATTTCCTTAACAAAGTATGCACAAACTGGTTTTGGACCTTCACTAATTGGGATACAAAGCAACTGTCCATTCTTTAGTTTAGGAAAATACCAACGCACATCTTGATAAACATCTTCAATTTCTATTGGTAAAAAGTTAGCACGAAAACTACTCAACGGGTTAAATGTAAATGCTTGGAATCCACGATCATTTAATTTTGTAAGTGGTAGTGCTTCTAGATCACCAATTTCTGCTTCACCAATAAGAATACGCCAATTATACGGCATCATAATACGATGTTGTCCTATTTTAAGAACAAGTGCTGGATCATTAAAACTTTCTAAAAATACTAGCGGCAAAAAATAATAATCTGCTTCTGGTGGGTTACTATTGTCTAGCACACAGAATCGCAGGTCATCAACTTGTTCTGGTAAATTATTCATCTCAAATACGGTATTGTCTACTGTTAGTATTCTCACTGTTTTTCCTTAATAAAATTATAATATAATTCAGCAATAGCAACTTGTCCATCTGGATGTGTATGGTAACCAGGGTCTGGACCTGTTAATGGATAACTATCGCAAAATGCACCTAGTGCAAAAGGTGGTGGTGCAAAATATTTGTCCGTAAAATCTCGTGGGAAATCATGATTCCATCCTCTGCCACGAATATATGAGTTCCAACCATTAAAAATAAAAGGTATCTTTAACGCATCAAGTTTCCATAAACCACTGAACAGCACCCAATTGTCTACTTGACGTTTCCAGTGTGCATCATAAAGAAAGGCTGCGTAACTTTCCATAGCCTTGCGAGTATGCCTATCAACTTTAGCAATACGATAATTATGTTCATAATTTTCAATTACGCTAAACATGGTTTCAGAAATCATACGATAAGGATGCGCATCGCCGTAATTAAAGTTTTTTAGTCCATCTTCCCAACGATAACCGTTACGATTTTCTGGTTTTGCACTATGGTTAGGGCTACCATCAATTATCTTTATAAATTTTTCAATCGGAAACTCTAATCTATCTTCGGTGGTGCTAGCAATTAATACCCAATCAGGTTTGATCTTAATTGCTTCATCAATTTGTAACCGTATCACATTATTACCAATACCTTGGCGAGCAAAACTTATAAGTTCTGCACCAAGTTTTGTAGCAAGTATTTCACTCCAGTGTGTGCCACTATATTCAGGAAGATTACTAACTGCGCTAAATGAACAACCACACACTACTATTTTCATTTGTAAACACTCTTTTCTTGAGTGAACGGATATTTTGCATCTTTATAAAATTGTTTGCGTTTTGTAAGATGTCGTTTTGCAAAATTACAATCTGCTGTTATGTCCCATATTTGGACAAAATCTTTATCTTCTGCTTTGCGTATGCCACGACCGATAGACTGAATGACACGAACGAATGACTTGCCAGGTTCAATAAGAACAAGATTAAAAATACGAGGAATATTAATACCAACTGCAGCCACTCCATAAGTTGCGATAATAATTTTATCGCTAACATCTGCAACTTCATCATAGTGTTCTTTGCGTTCATCTACTTTCATATCTCCGTGAACAAAAACGCTGTTAGGTAATCGTGAAACAAGTTCATCACCACATTCACGGCGATCAACTAGCACAAGTGTATTGCCAGTTTTAATAATTTCACCAATCATGTTTGCAAGATAATCCAAACGCTCACTATTGGTAGTGAGATATTTTAGTTCGGCTTGATAATTTTTGAACTGACTGTATTCAACAGTTTGAACTATATTCACATGGCACTGACTTAATACACCACGTTCTTGTAGTTCAGCCGCACTTAATTGATTAAGCACCTGACCAAATGATACAAGCAGCGCAGCACGTTCAAACTGTTCTTTTGGAACTGTTCCTGTTAAGCCCCAACGAATAGGAACATTAGCAAAGTGATCTGTGAGTAGTGTTTTAAGAACTTCTGCTTTTGCTTGATGCACTTCATCAACGATAATAGCAACAACATTTAGCATGGCTGTCCATTCATCGCCATCTTTATTTTTCTTTAGCAGATTGTTTAGGCTTTGCCATGTGCAGATAGTATGTGTGCGACCTAATTCTTTACGGTCACCGAAATAAACACCAACATCTAATCCAAGATTTATATAATCTGCTTCTGTTTGTGTCACAAGACTTTTATTGGGCACGATGATAATAGTGCGACCATACTTTTCAACGCTGTGCGATAGTGCTGCTGTCATAATTGTTTTGCCAGCACCAGTTGCTACTTCTTGTATACCTTGTGGATTGCTTAAAAACTCGTTTACAATTTCAACTTGATAATCACGAAGAACTATTGGTTTGCCTTCTTGTGGATGACCTTTTGGCCAAGTTTTATTACTAAATGTATTTTCATTAATTGCAACAAACTCAAGTTGTTGTCGTGATACACGATGATCTACAACTTCAAAATCCCAATTACGGTCTTGCAACCACTCTATAATTTCTGGTAGTAAATTAATAAACGTAGAACCGCCAAGTTGAAAGTAAGCAACCTTACCATCCCAACGGCCTAACTTAACACTGGGTAAATGACGTGCATAAGGGACTTCATATTTGAATTTCGTCACTAATCTGCGACGAGTATCAACATCAAGTCCCTCTATTTTGCAATTAACTTCATCCCTAATTACAATTTTGCATAACATTCATATAATATAATGTATGTTTATGTTAAATGCAATATTAATCTATAGCGATGCTATCAGTAGTTCTTGCTTTATATAAAAATGCTTCTGTTTCAGAAGTAACAACGCCTGTAAGTAATGCACTTACACGTGGAGTGAAACTGGCATTTGCTGTATAATGCGGTGTATCTTTGTGACTGAATGTATGGAAGTCGCCTGCTTTCCAGTGTGTATAAGTGTAGTTACCATAACCAAACCACATACCTGGTTGCCAGTCATTAAGCATGACCATTACACGCAATACCTTACTTGGATCAACGTCTGCAATAGTATTGCGACGATGGAATACATCGATATGGTAAGGAAACACTTGACCAGTTCTTTGAACATGAACAGTATGCCACTGTGGATTTGCAAAGGCAAAACAATCAATCATCTTTTGAACTTTTGGTCCCCATTCAGCAGTCTTTGTTATAATCTGGTATTTGTCGTAATCAACATCTGTCTTATCAAAGAATTGCTTTTCAAACTCATACTTGCCATTTTTAAGTTGACCATGATCTGCATCTGGACCATTATAACTTTCTTCGTGATATTTTGTTTGTTTTACGTTACCACGAACAGCCATGCTTACAGGCAGTGCTCTTGAAACGATTTCTTCAACTTCATCACTCCAATCACCACTAAAACGTCCTAAACCAATAGCCGCATCAAAACGTGGATCAATTCTATCATTATCAAAGTGATAAGCACTTAGTGATTTTGCTTCTTGAAACCAATCTAAATCATTCATTTGTATTCTCCAAGTTACTACTATTTATTGGCTCACGCCAAGGAATACAAGATAATTGAAGTCCACTAACCAATCCTCTGCCATAGTCTTGTGGATAATACAAAGTTTTAACACCATCCCAGTAATTTTCAGTAGGATCAGCATAGGTAGGAGTTAATCTATCAGTAAAATTAGTTCTAATCCATTCTTTTGTAAGTTGTGATACAGGTAAATTATGCTTACGATTCCAGTGTTTAATTGCATAATGTTGATAGCAAATTTCTTCCCATAACATTTCATAATCATTATGAAAAATATGTTCAGGATATGGGTCATATACATGGTTAAAACCATCACATAATCCCCAATTAGCCAAGCAACGATGTGGATCATTATTAATTGTTATAATTGCTGCTTCTGGAAACTGTTCCATAATTTGATCTAGATGATGCGCAAACTCATGACTTTTGTGAATACGAATTAGTATTTCTTTATCTGGTTGTGGTAAGAATACACTATCAACTACTGATAAGATTTCTTCACGAGTATATTTTCCAAAGTTTAGTATCCAATCACCAAACTCATTACCAACGTTAAAATAAGCACCACGATGCGGTATCTGTCCAGTATCACGTTTCCACTGACGTTTTTCATTCCAATCGCTATTATCTATATCAAGGAATGCCTCACGCAATCTACGGTCACAACCACTCCACATACTGCCAGGCGGACCAGTAAGAAATATTCGTTTTATCACTTGCTTATTCATCATCATCTCCAAAGAACTTAGGTATTTTACTTTTTATTTCATCATTTGTCAAATATCCTGTTTTCCATGGATAACAAGAAACTTCTACGGTAGGTATTAAACCATGACTACCATCACGTGACATATGTAATGTCTCAACTCCATCATATATTCTTTCTTTGCTATTTGCAAACTTAGAATTTAGCGGAACTTTGAAGTTTGACTGAATGAATTTTTTAGTGAACCGTGAAGTTTCTAGTTTCATTTTACGGTTCCACAGTTTAATTGTCCAGTGATGCAAATTTATTTCTTCCCAAATGTGTTCATAATCTAAATTAAAAACTTCATCTGGATATTTGTCATAAGGTGTAGTAAAAGCACCGCTCTTATGCCAATTGTGCAAGCATCGATGTGGGTCATTATTCACAGTAACAATAGCAGCATCAGGAAATTGTTCTACAATCTGATCTAAATGCAAACAAAAATCATGACACTTGTGCAAACGTATAAGAAAAGGTTCTTCTGGTTGTGGGATAAAAACACTATCGAGTGTTTCTATAATCTCCTCACGATTATATTTGTGAAACTTGGTTATCCAATCACCAAACTCATTACCTTTGTTAAAGTATGCGCCATAATGTGTTTTTTCACCGTTTGGTTTGATCCACATGCGCTGTGGTGTAATGTCGGTGTTATCAGCATGCATTAATGCTCGCCGCAATCTTTGATCGACACTACTCCAAAAACTACCAGCAGGTCCAGTTACAAAGATACGTTTAATAATTTGTTTTTTCACGAATTATTTAAGAGTAGACTTAACCTCTTTAATATTTTGGAAGGTAACTTTGCCACCACCAAAACCATACTGCAAATCGACCAGGCGCTTTGCACTCGCCTGGTCGTTAGCATTAACTACTAATGTGAACTGTAGAGTAGGTGTTTTTGGTCTTGTAACAACACCTTTTAGTTCATATGCTTTCACGCACCATTCCTCATAACCGTTACTTCAGCAACACGCTGCCAACGATTGCCAACACTCTTCTTAAGGTCTGCTAACTTAAGAGCCGTGCGAAGTGACATTTCACGGAACTTTTTAGCATTTACCTTCATGAACGCAAGAATTTCTTCTTGTGCGGCATCGTCAAAATCATACTCACGGAACAATTCTCCGCTTTGTGCGATTTGCTGAATACGAAGATATTTATCGTGTTCAGTGTCAAGCGTCAAATCAATATAATGACAACGTGACTGCATGGCTTCAAGATGGTCTTGCAACTTCTTGGAGCGAATATGATCAAACTTCAAGTTGGTAATGAAGATAACGCCGCCCTTGAAGTCAAAATGATTTGGAATACCTTGCTTGTTAAGCAAGTTGCTGTCAGCATTCCAGTGGATGGTGCGTTTTTTACCGCTGTCAAGTGCTGCCTTGAGAATATTGAGTGAGAGTTCATCCATCAACACGCTATCGCAATCGTCAAATACCAGAACGCAACCGCTGTCGCTGTATTCATACAACTTGGCATAAAGACCAAGTGCTGTCATAGCACCCTTAACAACTTGATACTTCTTGCGACCAGCAACTTCATCCAACACCGAAACTTCGTTAAGGCGTTTGTGAACACCGTAAGACTTACCAACGCCAGGCGGTCCAACAACGATCATAGCACGAACGTCACCTTCTTTGACAGCCGTAGTCATGTCTTCAAGGATTTCAAACCGCTCTGCTATACGTGCGATGATTTGCTCATCAGTTTCTTTTACTTTTGGTGTTGCTACGGCGTGTGTCATAGTAGGGGCTTCCTCATTAGTATATTCAATTTGATGTGCGCCGTCAAGAACAATACGGCAACGTTTGCGATTGAAAGCAACGCTACCATCAACGCTGACATAACCACCACGACCAACCTTAGTGAATGGCGTTAGTAGCGGAAATACCATATTTTCAACTGGCATACCATTAAAAGTGCCAGACTTGATACGAACCGTAGAGCCTGCGTAAGTCATCTGTTTTCTCCATCAACAGGTTATATTAAGATAATATCATAGAATTAGGGGTTGTCAAGCATTATTTGCGACAAACATAGCATCATCATACCGCTCATAAGCCGCTGATAAATCATCATAATTTTCATCGCTAGGCTGCGGCTGTGGGTCATTTTGGTGGATACGGGTCCATTCTTCTGCCAAAAACTCGTGGATTTCAGCAACATCTTGGGCAGTTTCACCGTCAAAAAATTGACATTTTTCCATGACTTTCTCCATCGGCTATATTTTTATAATAACACAAATCGTGATAATGTCAACTATAAATATCACCATGGCTGACGATGGTCCAATCAAATATATCAATATAAAAACAGCAGAAATACCTTACTTTGATGAAGATGGACATGTTTCAGACAACGAAAAATATCAGTCTATACTAAATTATTACGAAGATGAAACAGAAAAAATGCTAGATGAAGGTTCAATCCTATCTTATACAAAAGAGTGGAGTAAAGATGGATTATCGCAAACACGAACAATAATTTATGCAAATGCTGCTGCATATATAGCATGGGAACATATGAAAGATTACCAAAATGTTCCTGAATATCATCAAGCCAGATGGGATTATTTTCAAAAAAATAACATAACAATAAAAAAAATATTTGATTTTAGTGGAAACTTTGATGCCAATAAGAAAAATCATTACTAGATATAGTCCAAGACCAAACCTACAATTTAATGATTTTCAAAAAACCGATGAAACAATTTCAGAGGGAAAAAGCAAAGTGCGTCACAAAAGAAATTGTATCAAAGATGGCACCATTTCATCTTTTTCAGAATCACGAAGCAACGATACTAGAACAGTAAGAAGCATTTTTACTTTTTCAGATTCAGAAAATTACAACAAATGGATGTTAGTAAGTGATGTAAAGAGTAAAGAATTTTTTGAAGAAATGGTAAAATTCTATATTAAAAATAAAGTTATTAAAACCACAGAACTTTTCTTTTCGGAAAAATAAATATTTGATTGGAGATATAGATGGCCGACGATGGACCAATAAGAATTACAGAAATAAAAACCAAAGAAGATATAAATCTTGATATGAGTGGTTTTATTGGTGATAACACAGAATGGCGATCACAGTTACTCACTATAAAAGATGCTATAACTGGTATGGTGGCAAATGGGTGGATAGTAAGCAAAACACAAGATTTAAGTGCAAATGGTCTTACCCATACTAGAACAACTACATTTGCCAATTCTTATTGCTATTTGTCCTATGAAACTCTTAAATATGAAGTCAAGACACAAGAATTTCAGATAGCAGAACATGCGTGGCGTATGGATAATAATATATACGTTAAAAAAATTATTGAATACTTAGGATCAGTATAATGCCATTAAAAAAGGTTATTTCACGTTATTCTCCTGTTCCAGATATTGAAAATAATGATTTTGCAACTACAGATGAACATCTTAATCAAATTCAATTGATTAAAACTAATAGAGATGCGCAAATTGAAAGAGGAATTATATCATATAAATCTAATTACTCTAGTGATGATAAATTGACTAGCATTACAGAACTTCATTTTCCAAATGCGCAAGCATATACAACGCATACTTCAGAATTACACGATATAATTGAATCAGCAAGTGCTGAGTATAAAGATGCTAATGCAAAATTTAGACATCAAAATCAATTTGTAAGAACTATAGAATTATTTTATACTAAAGATTAATATAATTCTCTCTAGGATAACGTTCACGATAATGACGTTCGCCTGGTTCTAAACTACGAGCCAATTCTACATAACTTGGATTACCGCTTTGCAACCAAGCCTCATGATCAAAACGCCAGTGAGGATTAGTTGGGTGGCGTGTAAATTGTGTAAAGTTATGATTTAATCTATCCTCTGGATGCGCAATAGGTTGTAGTTTTGCAACATATTCACTACGTGCCCACCAGAAATTGCCAGCAAAATGTGGCCAAGGTGTTGTATTATAATTTGTGCCAACTGCATCGGCACCTTCATCAAGTGCTTCAACATTATCACGCCATTTTTCAATCGTTGCCCAATTCATAAAATCACGCCAATCGCCTACATTAGGATCACCATAACGCAGCAAACCTTTTAGATGAATATAACAAATATAATATGGCTCACTTGCTTCACGTGCTTGCTGTAACATATACATAAGCGTTGGCCATTCGTGATATGCGGCATCTTTATTAATACCTACTAATCTCAACTTTCCTTCTGGATCATTAGTATTTTTAGATTGTAGCCATGTAGTAAAAGTCCATGGTTGACCATTCATACAAATATTAATCTCACTGGCAGCATCTCGTAAACCGCTGCTGTTTATCAAATCCCACTGTTGGTCCATTACGCTGTTCCAACCACCTAACTCATTTACATGCCAGAAAATCTTGATATTTGTCATAATAACCCTTGTTGATTTGGTGGAGAATATCAGAATCGAACTGATGAATCCGCCTTGCAAAGGCGGCGGTTTTCCACTAGCCTAATTCCCCAACTCTTATTAATATATATCCATACATTATATTTGTCAATAAAAACTATTTTGTTATAGACTCAAGAAACTTTGCGAACGATCTATCCATTCAAGAACTAAATCAGTTTCATTAAAATAATCATTAGCATTTAACACAGAATCTAAACAAAAAGGCAAACGGTTTGTTTCTAGCAATTCATACCAACTTTTATAAAGTTTTGGTTCATCTAAAGTTTTATATACAGCAGCACGCAACCAACCATTTTCTTTATCATATTGAAAATGTCCGCCACGACAATCAAAACCAGCACTAGCCAGTTGAACAATCAAACTACCCATAGAATAATTGTGATATATTCCAGAATTGTAAGTGTAGTTGATAGTTTGGCGTTCTGATTTAGAAATGATAGATTTTTTTATTGGAATTTCTACTATCAATAATCCATCTTCACGCAGCAAACTATGCCAGTTAAAAAGTGCATCTAGCGGACTACGTAAGTAATGTAGCGTATTATGACACCATATCAAATCCTGTTGTGGTATTTTAACACTATGTGCATCATCAAAATTCCAAGTCATACGTCCTTCTGTGCGTATTAGACCTGGTGAATTATCTACTGCCGTGACATTATAATTATAGCGACGACCATATGGATCACTAAGAGTTGCAAACCAACAAGCATCAAAACCTAATCCAGCACCCATATCACAAATATTTTCTATACTACTCATATAATCTTCTAAATTTGTAAGATGAGTGAGTGTAATTAAACTATGATTGTGGCTTTCTTCTGGTGACATTTTATTGATTTTATCCGTGTTATAGTATATATAATTAATAAGGATTGATAATGAAAATTGTTATTACTGGTTCAAATGGTTTTATTGGTAGTTATCTAGTAAAATATTATACAGAATTTGGACACAATATTATACCTCTACATCGTGGTGTCTGTGATCTAGAAGATGCACAAAGTGTAAAGAAATTTTTTAATGACAATAGATGTGATGTAGTAATTCATGCTGCTTTATATGGGCGTGAACAAGTTCATAGCGAGGATGCGCAATTATATGAACGCAATATTTTAATGTATGAGAATTTGGTAAGTAATCGTGATAGATTCCAAAAGTTTATTAATTTTGGAACTGGAATGGAATATGACACACAACGAGATATCAAATATGCTGATGAAGATGATATCTTTTATGTTGAACCTGCTGCTTTTTATGCTCGCGCTAAGAACACTATATCTCGTAGCATGGCTAATTATGAAAGTTTTTATAATCTAAGATTGTTTGGAATAGCACATTATAGCGAAGGCAATCGTTTTTTCAATCGTTTGCTAACTGAATCGCAATTTACAATTAGCGAAGACCGTGAATACGATTATTTTAATTTAGAAGACTTGCCACAAGTAATAGATTTGGTATTAGATAACAAAATAAAACATAAAGCCATTAACTGCGTATATGAACAAAAATATAAACTAAGTGAATTAGCAAAATTATTTTGTGACATTAAAGGTTTAGATTATAACAAAGTTAGTATCACCAATAATGGTCAAAAAAATTATACTGGCGATAATGCTAAACTTGCCAGTTATAATTTGCCTCTACTTGGTATAGAATTGGCGATGTTAAGATATTGATGCTTTGAACTCATCAAAGGTCATACGTGGAAAGTCAATATGATCAGCAACAAACCATGTTTCAATATGAATTTCAGGTTGTCTATCATAAACATCAGTTACTGCAACTTTGTAACCACGACTTGTAAGATATTCAGTTCCAAGAATGTTAAAATCTGTATTTGAACAATACAAATCGTGTTCAAAAGTAATGCAATTAAATTTGATTCCACTTTCAATAATGCGTTGTAGCGCAGCAAATGTTTGTGGTGCTGGATCAATATCCATGCTTAAGTATCCAATAGTGTTTGGCAACCCATTTTCACCAATAGCAGATGCATAATCTGTAAGTAGCGCATCTTGCCAATAGATTTTATTTTTTCTTTCGGTGCAATTGTCCCACAAATGCTTATAAGTAGGTAGGTTAAATTCAATACTAAATCCACGCCAACCATGTACAACTTCTAATTGATATGTATTGCTATTTTGGTCTGGATGTGCGCCACCTACTTCAATATAAGTTTTGTTACCACCGTTTGCTCTAAGTGCAAACTCATCTTGAAATGCTTGTGATCTATCTTTGTTAATAATTGGCGCATTAAAAATAGGTTTATCGTAATTCAACTTGTTTCTCCATTATTCGCTGTCAAATATAATTTCTGTAAGTCGTTGAATACAGCGTTCACGACTCCAATCATACTGAATTTGTTTTACATAATCTACGCCATTTTCAATTGTTTCACGCAAACTCATTTCAGGATATGGTTTTTGATATTGTAAAATATGTCTAAAAGTTGGGTTTTGCGATACTGCAATAGGACGACCGCTTGCTACTGCTTGGTCAGGCGCAGCAGCAATACCTTGTATGTGCCGTTGATAAAGAAACACATTTATAGTATTTTGACTGCACCAATCAATCAATTCATCTGTATTATAAAAGTTATGTGTAATTTGAAGTTCTACATTATCACGTGCTGCTGCATGACACTGTTGCAAAACTTGATTTAATAAGTTTTTATTTTGGTCAGCATATGCTGCTTGTGGAAGATTAAAACGTACAATTGATTTTTCAAATTCTGCACTTGCTGCTGCAACAATTAAATCAAATCCTTTATCTACTGTGACATATCCAAAACAACCTATAATAGGAACTTCTGGAATTATCTTTTTACCTTCAATAATTTTAGTTAACACACGAGGATAGTAATGGTAACGTGGGTCTGCAAAACGTTTAGTTGGGTCTAAAATTATATAACCATTAAACACATCAGGCACGTTAGCAATTACAGGGTGTTCTTCGTTGCTTACTTCCTCAACCACCATACAATAATTTATAGTATTCAACTTATGAAAGTGTGTGCAATCAATTTGTTCTAATTCTTTCATAGTATAAGGATGATAATTCCAAATTATAGTATCATACTTTGGCGGAGCCATACCATTTTTAAGAACTATGCGACCATTATAAAGTTGATCACGATCAAGATAATCTACTTCAACATAATCCATATGCCAGTTTTCACTATCTTCATTTATATCAAAAAAGGTAACGCCTTTTTCATAAATGGAACAATTGGCTTCACGTGTATTAACAAATAAAAATCTATATTTCATATTACTTTTCTAAGTGGTATCCACTTGTTTGTTTATTGTTTTTAATATCATCTATTGCACGTTCAATAGTGCGAACAGCAGGACTTGCAAAAGTGGTGCTACTAAAACGGAAATCTGCGCCAATATCTAAACCATATGGCAGCGTATCTTCTGGTTTATGACTAAAGTTTACAAATACTTTACTTTTATCAAGTAAGTTTTCTTTAGTATTGGCATAAGTGAATGGTCCGCTGTTCTTACCAACAATAAGTTTTACTTTGGTTGAAAGTAGTGAAATTTCACAAAGATCACAAGCAGTTACAAACATATCATCAGTAAAGATAATATTTTTACTTTTAGTTTCAAACTTTTCTGTAGCAACAATTGTATCGTTTTTATGATTGTCAGCAACATACTCGATAATTTTTTGCATATTATCCATGCTGCTTTGCTTACTTGCTACTGCGCTGTTGCAGAACAAATACACATTTCCTACTAATTCTTTTTGAATTTCCTTAAGTGGGGTATGATAGTAACTATAATCAATTTGTGGCACATAATCCCACACATCATCACTTAATTGTAATTCAACACCGAATTGCTGACGAATGTTATTGTAGCATTCACCGATAATACGATGATGGCTAATATAAGATGGATGAGTATTTGCCCATAATCCCATATAACTTCCAACCCAAGTGTTAATTAGTATAGTATCGCTATCGCTACCAAAACGATTCCACTGGCTAATACCATTTAGTACTGCATCGTTGTTTTCATCATCTAACTTTTCTGCTAAATCCATCGTAGCACGATTATCTTTTTTATGTGCATAATAAAAAACAGAATCTGGGAGTTGACGTTTAATATCAGCGACCCATCCTCGTGTAGAGAATAGGTCGCCATAATGCCAGTGGTTGAAAAATATTACGTTCTTCATTTTTTATCCAATAACTTGAAATGTTGGGCAAGGAACAACTAACTTACCACCTTTTGCGATAAAATCGCTTTCACGCTTCACAAACTCATCAATAAAGTGCCATGGCAGAACAAGTAGATAATCTGGATTTGCTGCTCGCATTTCTTCTTCACTCACAATAGGAATATTTGAACCAACAGTTAATAAACCAAACTTATATGGTGAACGTTCGGCAATTGCAGTTACCAAATCTGGTGTAATTTCAAATAATTGTAGTAGTGTATTACCTTTAGTGGAGGCACCATATCCATAAACCTTTTTGCCTTCTTCTTTGGCTTTATGTAAAAATGCAAGAACTTGAATCTTTAATTCCCATATATTATCACCAAATTCTTTCCAAAGTTTTTCGCTGGTAATATCCCATTCCTGTGCTTCATAAGAAAGAGTTGAGTTAATGCGGAATTCACATACGTCACGAACTTGCTGCGTAGCAAAAGTCTTTTCATCGCTATCAGCCTTTTGGAATGTAACACGGAATGAACCACCATTAGTATCATTAAGTGAACAATCACGCAACACAAAACCTTCACTTTCAAATAACTTCTTAATACTACGTAGATCATAGTAATATACATGTTCATGACAAATATTGTCAAAAGCCAACTGCTTTAGCATAAGTGGCGTATAACTCATTTGTAGCACAAATACACCATCATCTGCAAGTATTTCGTGAGCATCACGAATAAATGGTCGTGGATCATTCAAGTCATAAAACATAGCGATACAAGTAATAACCTTTGCTTTTTTATCGCTATATCCAAGACTATCATAAGCATCTTTACTAAAAAAATCTTGCACAACTTCTGCAACTTTGCTGCTTTCTTCCAAGTATGAATCATCGGCTGGATCAATACCTAACTTAATCATGTTATTAGGAACTTGACGAAGCAATGTTCCGTCATTACAAGCAATATCTAACCAAACATCATCGTCATTAATTTTTACACGGCTAGTAATTTCAGATACAATTTCACCTAATTGCTTTGTCATGCTTGTATTAATACCACTACGATACCAATACTGTCCATACATCTTATCAAGCGGCGCAACACCGTCGAGACGAACTGCACCAATAGTTTCATCAAGATAAAGGTCAAGTGACCATGGTTTTGTTTCACGCATTTCTGCGCCTGGTTTCATAAAATCACTTACATAATGATCGCCTAATTCTAATATCTTTTTCATAAAATTTTCCTATGTATAACTTTTTTCTTCAACTATTGTGCTGCCACACTTTTCATTTATTGCTTTTTTAATTTGCGCACGACGAGTATTTGCTGCATATGTTTGCATAGCAATTTTTGCAATATCTAGCGCATGTAGTGCTGTGTAATTATCGCTAGGAAACTTTCTTGCGGCATCTTCATTATGCCAAATTACTTCATTTACCTTACGCAATTCTGCCATTTCTTGCACAACATTAACATTTAATTCTGTGGCAAGTTTGTTTAACTCACCTAATTCGTTACGAACATGAGATAACTTAACCTCATCTTCAAACTCATCTTGTTTGATTTGTAGAATTGTTATTTTATCAACTAATTCACCTACGCTAATAGGAGCGTGAACTGTTTTTGTCATAGATAAGCCTTTGCAAGTTTGTAATCTACTTCACACATATCGTGAACAAGGTCTTGCAAACTATATTCTGGCTTCCATCCAAGAACTTCACGAACCTTGGTAGCATCGCCTTGAATGTTAACAACATCTACTGGACGATAAAATTCTGGATTTACACGAATCATTACATCGCCAGTAACGCTATTACGAGCAACCTCATCAATACCGCTGCCTTCCCATAACAATTTAATACCAAAATGGTCAGCAGTTAAGTTACAGAAATCACGAATACTTGCTTGTATGCCAGTTGCAACAACATAATCATCTGGTGTATCATGCTGCAACATCATCCACATCGCACGAACATAATCTTTTGCATGACCCCAATCACGTAGACTATCCATATTACCAAGTTCCAACACTTTTTGCTTACCTAATACCATGTTAGCAAATGCTTTAGTAATCTTACGTGTTACAAACAATTCACCACGACGAGGCGACTCATGGTTGAATAGCAGACCATTACAACCAAAAATCTTGTAACTTTCACGATAGTTTACAGTAATCCAATAAGCATAGAGTTTAGCAGCACTGTAAGGAGAACCAGGATAAAATGGCGTATCTTCTTTTTGTGGATTAAACTTTTGGATGCCAAACATTTCACTAGTAGATGCTTGATAAAATTTAGTATCACTTGTCATTTTTAATGAACGAATGCTGTCAAGAATACGCAGTGGTCCTAGTGCATTAATATCACCAGTAAGTTCAGGCATTTCAAAACTTACTTTTACATGGCTTTGTGCTGCAAGATTGTAAATTTCAGTAGGTTTAATTTTTTCAATTAAATTACGAATACTATTTGCGTCACCTAAGTCACCATGATGAAAACTAATTTTGTCTTTAATATTTGCAATATTTGGATGGTCAAAATTTGCTTGGCGTCGAATAAGACCATGAACTTCATAACCTTTTTCCAATAACAGTTCTGCAAGATAACTTCCGTCCTGACCTGCAATACCTGTGATAAGTGCTTTATTCATCGATAATTCCTTTGTAAATGTATATATTATTGATTATATGCGGATATAAATTTAAGATACGGTAAAATCTTCCATGCCTGCTGTTTTTAACCGAACTAAGTGTCCTAACATAAAGTTTTTACTTTCTAGACCTTTCATTACACCCAACCAACGATTACGCAATAAAGCAACTTCGTTGATAATAGTTTCATAATCAATTACTTCACCTTCGCCATCAACATATTTTTCAGCATCACGGCTCGTAAGCGCACGAGCATAATGCTCAAGATACTTTTGAAAATGTTTGCGGCGTATTTTGCGAAGTTGAATGTTTAGAAAATTCAAAACAGCTTCAATTTCTTGTAGTTGATTAAATCTGTAAGCAGTAATACCAGGCAACTGACTTAAGTTTTTTTCTACAATACCTTTAACATAGATATCATGTTTGGCTACTTCTAGCTCATTTTCATAATGGTCTATGAAATCTGGTATAGAACTGATATCTTGACTTACTTTTGTATACCAACTACTCATTCTTCATCGCTGTCTTCGTCACTATCTTCTACATCAAGATGTTCTGCTATAGCTGCTCTCATGGCACTATCCACGGCTAGTTCTTGTAAATCGTTGTCAGTTATACCAAGATCAACCAATTCATTAATTGCATGGTCGGCTGCAATTTGACGATCTTTTGCTGGAATATATTCTTTAACAGTTTGCCAAAATTGCACAAGTAATTCGCTTGTATCACTCATCTTCTACTTCTTCCTTTTTAGATACAAGAGTATGTTTTTTATACTCTTCCATAATTATATCAAGTTGTTCGTTTGTAAAATTCTTTCTAAACTCCTTGATAATTTCTCCTGTTACAGGACTTGTATATGTGAGACGATTGCCTTCTTTAACAAGAATACCTTCATCTTCAAACATATCAATAAGTCCGCTATATGGGTCCATACCAGTTTCATATGGAATTTTAACTTGAACGCCTTCAAATGGTTTAGAATAGCGTGTCTTCATAACTTTACACGCAGCACGAATACCATTTACTTCCGAGGTCTTGTTGCCATCTTCATCTTCCTTTAATTTTAACTTACGCATCGCTACTACAATAGAAGATGCATAGATAAATCCTTGACCACCACTAATCTTATCGTCGGGGTCAAACATGTCTTGTGAAGCATAGGTATGATTAGTTGCGACCATGCCAACATTATAACTGCCAAACATATTCACACAGTTACGAACAAGTGCGGTAAGTGCTTTTGGTTTACGACCCATATCACCTTTTAAGTCGCCGCTTTCAAATTGATTAACATCAGTCGGTGTAAGTAACATACCAAGACTATCAACTACAAACAAAACCTTTGGGCGTTCGTTTTCTGGCATAGCCTTGATCATTTCCATCGAATTATTGATAAACTTGGCAACATCATCAATCATCGCCATATTAACTTTCATAAGTTTATCTTCGCCAGTATCAACGCCGAGTGCTTTAAGCCAATCTTCATCAAGTGCATTTTCACTATCAATTAAGAATACATAAATGCCTTGCTGTTGAGCGTTGCGCACAATATTGCCGCTACAAATATAACTTTTACCAGCACCGCTTTCACCAGCAAAAACCGTTACTTTACCAAGTGGAATACCTTTTTTGAAATCACCGCTAATACGATAATTTAAAGTATAGTTTCCTGTTGAAATCCAATCAGTTGGGTCATTATACCCAATACTCATACCTGGTATTGCCTTAGTCAAATCCTTACGAAATTTTGATATGTCAAATGGTTTAGCCATAATTTTTTCCCTAACTTTAATTATTATACACTATGTTTTTTCATTAATCAATAAACTTTAGTTGATTATTGATATCTGAGAAATTTCTTATAAACAACTCACGGTAATTTGTTAAATTATCTTCTAAATTCACAAAATTTGCTAAATTGATTCTAATGCCAGTAGGATAAAGTTTATTTGCAGTACACCAATCTGTATATTCTTTGCTTGGATTTAAAGTTTGTGGTCTAAAAAGGTTTATATTCAAATTGCCATGAATTTCAACAAAATCATTATGATCAATATTTTTAAAACTTCTATCGTAGTTATGCCACTTATTATATGTATATCTACCTAAATTTGTATAATTTACAAAAATATTTGATGTATTAAAACTAATAATACTATCACCAAATTTATTTGTAATAGGTGCATATACTTTATTATCAACAGTAATACTAAAGGATTCCTCTAATTGATGAATTTTTGTATTGATATCTTTTATATGAAACTCTGCATTACTTTGTTTTTTTTCAAGTAACTTTCCTATATTTGGATATTTTGCAAATAACATTACCCATTTTTCATGTATTAGGTTAAGATCATTTTGATCTAGCGAAGCCGATAGATTTAAGTCTGTAATGTTAAAGAAATTGATTAATAAATCATTTGTTTTTGCTAAATTATCGTGTAATTCTGAAAGTAAGTTTTTACTTTCAACTTTGGTTAAATTATAAAAATTATTAAGATTATTTGTTTCCCAAGTGCTAACTAAAAAGTTCATTAAATCATGGTTAAGAACTTCTAATTCTATAAAATCACCTGTTTTGAGCCACACGATTTTCATAATTACTCCAATGAAAAAGTGAGCGGTTTTACCCGCTCACTTAGATATCATTACTCTGCTGATTTACGATTGCGAATCATGCTAAGAATTTCAGCAGCGCGAGCATTACTATCAGATTTTGGCGCTGTGCTAATTGGAGCAGTTGCTACTTGCTGATCTTCATCCCAAGGAGCAGTTTCTTCTTTAACACTTGCAACTTGTGGACGAGCAGAAGGAACACTACGAGCAACTGATACGTCTTCTGCATCGACTGCATCACCACGTAGACCAGTTGGCTTGTAGTATTGACCCCAACGTGCTTCATCATATGTTGCACCATCAACGCTAGACTCAAACATTTCTTTAATAACTTTAAGTTCAGCATCGCCAGGTTTTTTAGGAAGGAAACTCTTCAAATCAAACAGACCAAATGCATCAATTGCTGCACGTTCTGATTGAATGAGTGCGGATTCCTTACGCGCCCACTTGCTGGTAGCATAGTCTGCATACTGACCCTTGCTAGTTTTAGTGATACTGAAATCCAACCCACGATCATAATCTGTTGGAATTTCTTCGATATCAGGGTCTTTCAAAGCAGCGATGATCAAAGGATAAATGCTTGGGCTAATTACGAACCTACGAATTGGATTTTCGGGTTCGTTGTCTTCTGCAAGTGGATTTTCACGAACAAATCCTTGGAAGATATAAGAACGCTTCTTCCAATACTTACGACCCATTTCTTCTAGGCTCTTGTCTTTGAACCAAGTGCGAACCTCTGTAAGAATTGGGCATGTTTCATTATACATTTCCATACAAGGAACTTGAACAACAACAGGCTTGCTGCCCATTTGACCCTTAACTCCCGAAAATGGGAGACGGATCATAGCACGTTCAACCCAGAAAAAATCATTTTTTTCATCACCATCAGGTAAGAACCTGATACGTGATGTAGAACCTTCTGGAATGTCCCAATGTGGATAGATTGCGTTATCACGACCGCCGCCGTTAGAACCGCTACTGCGGGTTTCTTGTTGTGCAAGTTTTGCACGGATTTCTGCCAATGAAGCCATAGTTTTTCCCTTTCTGTTTGCCTAAATTGTGCCTTATACACTTGTTACCAAGTGCATAATGTATTTATACACGGAAGCAAGAGTAATAGCAATATATTTTCGGCTCATGATTAAAAATAGTTGATTGCCAAATAAATGTCAATAAGTATTTTGATGCCAAATGAAAAAGTTTTTTGTAATGTTCCTTGGTCCAATCTTCACTTATATTGGGATGGCAGTTTTGGTGCATGTTGTAGTGAACAAGAAAAAATCTATGATGATTCTGAAAGTCAAAAATATAATATAGCAAATATGACAGTTTCAGAATGGTTTAACAGTAAGCCTATGGAAGATTTTAGACAAAAAATTAATAGTGAACAACATGTTTCTGCATGCAGACAGTGTTATAAACAAGAAAGTTTAGGACATGAAAGTCGTAGAATTAAAGAAAATTTTAAGTCAGTTATTTTTACTGAACTTAACTTTCACAAAAGTTATAAACAAAGTCCTTGGTATAAACATTTTGAAGAAAGCAAAAATAAAGAAAAAACAAGTCTTTTGCCTATTGATTGGCATATAGATTTAGGCAACGAATGCAACTTTGCTTGTAAAATGTGTGATGAAAAAGCAAGCAGTAAAATAGCAAGTTATCTAAAAATTCATAAAAAATATAGTGGTCCAACTACTAAAGATTGGTCTAAAAACAAAACTGCCTATGATAATTTTTTGCAAGCAATTGATACTATAAGTGTAAAAAGAATACACTTTATGGGTGGAGAACCCACGTTATCAAAATCTTTTTACAAAATAATTGATTACTTGATTGCAAATAAAAGACATGAAATTAGTTTAAGTTTTGTTACAAATGGTTCTAAAATAGATACAGCATTATTTGAAAAATTAAAATACTTTGAAAGAGTTGATATTGAAATTAGTATCGAGTCATTATACAAGAATAATGATTATATAAGACAAGGATGTGACACAGAAAGTTTAGTTAAAACAATTAAAGATTTTAATGGTTTAGATAATAAAATTAATATTGTGTTAAGAACTGTTCCACAATTATTAAGTGTTAATAATTATTCTAAATTAATTCAATTTGCATCCCAAAACAACTTGATTATTGAATCTATACCATTAATAGAGCCAGATTTTTTACAAGTGAACGTTTTGCCACAAGAAATTAGAATAAAATTTATTAGCGAATTACAAGATTTAAAAAATACTTTATCAAAAAACATTCAATTTAAGACTATACAAAATGGTAGGTCACTAGGGACTATTAATCAGAAACTTATTAGAGAATGTGATACTATAATTAACATGTGCAACGAGAAAACACCAGAAAACGTGAATGAATTAGAAAATAAACTATGTAATCATTTAATGTTTTGGGATAATATATACAATCTTAAAGCCCTAGAAATTTATCCAGAATATGCTTCTTGGTTAAGGTCTATTGGATATGCATAAACTTAAGTTTAAGTTAACTCTTAAAGGATTATATTGTGGTGAATATCCCCACATTCAAGTAGGATTAAATCGTGATATTTTATATGAAGGATTACTAATAGAAAAATTAGATATTAAAAGAAACGATTTGCTTATAAATGATACACATAATTTATGGATAGTATTAAAAAATAAAACTAATGCTAATACAACAAATTTATGTGATCAAGCAGTAATTATTGAAAATATTGAATTTGAAGATATTAGTTTACCTAGATTTATATGGGCTGGTGAATATGAACCAATTTATCCAGAACCATGGGCTTCTCAGCAAATAAAATCTGGTAAAACTTTAGATTCTATAATTAAAAATATTGATTATCTTGGTTTTAATGGTAAGTGGAATTTACAATTTAGCACACCAATTTTTACTTGGATTCATAAACTTGAGAATTTAGGTTGGATTTTTAACTAGTTGGGTTAATATAGACTGTATCGCCATTAATAATTGGACCAGTAAGTTGAACAGAATAACGACCATCTTCTGTTGGACCTATATTAATAGCGTGGTTGGGAAAGTTAGGACAAACCTTACTTAGCACCAACCAACTTGTGTTTCCGCTATCTGTATATACTTGTTTAGATGCCCAATCTTGGAGCCATGCTAAATCATAAGTTGTATCAGCCATTATGCATAGTTGCCTTATGTTGTTCTAAAAACAAAATCACGGCATATAAATCTTCAATAACATCATTTGCAAGCCCATTAGTATTAATATGATTTATTTGCATTTGTTTTGCACTTTGACGTAAATTTGCAAGTGCATTTATAGCATCATCAATAGTTCGCACTGCTGCTTCACTTACAACTTCAGTTTCAAATAATCCAGCAAGTCTTTTAATATCTTCTAAATTACTCATTTGCTTTTAATTCCTGCAACTGCTTGAAGCCAAGTCAAATCAGCACTTTCTTTCATCTTCTTTTTGTCAGCAAGTGCTTTCTTCATAGATTCTTCTTTGTCGCCATCCTTGTCAAAGTCAAGGTAATCTGGCTTTTCTTTCTTTGCTTCTTCAACATGTGCTTCATCTGTATATTCTACATCGTTGCTCTTCATATAATCACGAACGGTGTCAATATAATCAGCAGCCATAGTAATCTTGTCTTGAACCCATTCAGGAAGATTTTCATCATCTTGCAACATTTTTTCAAGTTCAGTTGCTGCGTCCTTGATTGTTGCTAAACGATTCTTGCCCATACGACCTTCTTGATCATATTCTGCCTTGTCGTCAGCACTTGGCTCACCTGCATCTGATTGCTTTTGCATGTCTTCCATGTCGTCTTCTTGTGCATAGACATAGTTTTCCATTAGAGGCAAACCTGCCAACTTACGCATTTCTTCAATATTTTTGTTTTTCATTGGGGTTTCCTTTTTTTCTTTTTTTGCAGTAGTTTCTTTTACTGGATAAGTTTTACCATCTACTTCAAATTCTTTCTTACCACTAGCCTTTGCTGCGGCAAGCGCACCACTAAACTCGTTGCCTTCATTTGGTTCTTCTGTTACAGCATCTTCAAATGGATCAATTTTTGTCTTAGGTTGCATCTTTTGTTTAATCCAAGCATATGCTTGTTCTTTGTCATCAAAATTTACAAGTTCATGTGATGGATTGCGCTTTAACACAACTTCATACCCACCATGTGAACCAGGTTTTACCATATAAGGAACTGCCTTGTCATCTGGCATCATACCAGCAGCAGTAGCACCTAAACCTAATGCAAGTGCACCAGCACCAATTTTTCCACCAAGATTAATACCTGCTTCATCAACACTTTCATTATAATCCATGCTATTAAACTGGTCATGTGCCATTACATGAAGTAAATCACCATGTGTTCTAGCCAAATCATCAAGGTCTTGGTCATCAATTGGTGTGCCATCTGTATATTGGCCCGAAGCAAAATGCGCATCACTGAAATCTGGATAATCTGTTGTATCTGGAATAACAACTTCTAATGAATGAACATCAACTTGCTTACCATTGATTTCAACTGGTGTAGTCATTGGACTTTCGTTAACTGCATCTTCTTTTTTAATATATTTGTCTTTGATTTTACCAAGTTCTTCTTGGCTTGCGCCTTCACGACCTGCTTTTGCAAGTGCAGCCATACCATCTTTACCATACTTCTTTTTACCAGTATAGTATTGTAATCCGCTTTCTTTTACAGCATCTTCACGCATACCAAGTGATTGCATTACTTGTTTAACCATAATGCTAATATCACTAGTGCCAAGTTCCTCTGCACCAACATGATCTTGTGCCACATTATGAATAGCATCTAGAACCTTGTCAAGACCATGCGCACGTAGCATCTTGTTTGCTGCACCACTATTCATAAGACGGTGGCTAATTGCGTCAGTAATATCTTCTACACTAGCACCCATATTATCTTCGCCAATACCCATGATTTCTTCTGCAAAGATTTCACTTTCAGTCTTCTTTCCTTTAATCTTTTCTGGCTTGCGATTAATATCTTTACGATATTGGCTTTCTAATTCTGGTTTTTGCTTAATAAGATTTAACTCTTTTAGATATTTTTGTGCAAGAAGAATAGCAAGTTTCTTATCACTATCGTATTCAGCATCGCCTTTCTTTTGACCAAATGCTTCACCTTCGCTGCTCATTAAGTCACCCATAAGTGCTGCAAAGTTTGCTACATCATCGCTGTCTGGTGCTATGAGGCGGTTAGCGATATCACCTAAAATAGCAACAGCCATAGCCTTACTATCTGTATAACTGCGGCTTGTCATCAATTTGTCAAGACCAGCATCTGCTTTTAGTAGTAACTTAAATTTAGGGTCTAAAATCTTATTTTTAACGCTATCGCTAACTTCATCAAGTTTATTCATAGTATTTTCACGAAGTCTTTTATAAGCACCAGCCGCACTTGCTAGGTAATTGTCTAAATTTTCATTATATGTTTGTTGTGTAAACCATGCTTTAACTTCTGTAACATCATCTACTTGTTCGCCTAAAAATTCAGCAAGTGCTTCTAAACTTTCATTAAAACTACGGCTATTATTGCTTAAACGATTTAGATGTCTTTTAAGATTTTCTTTTACAGTTTGTGCTGCACGTATAACGTTATTAGCCTCTGCTGCTTCAAATGTTCGTGTGCGAGTTGCACTAGCAAAGCGTCCCAGATTACGCATTTCATTAACTGCACGACTAATAATTTGACCATTAGAATCATAAGGATTACCTCCACGTGATACGTGATTTGCCATCGCTTTAGCACCACTTACACTCTTAAATGGTAGTAAGAACTTTTCACCACTTTCATTTACAAGGAAGATACGATCAACTTTTAACAAACGATTGTTTGGGTTTTCTAACATGCGTTCATTATGAACTACATGAATACGAACATTGTTAAGGTTGCCTTCGCTAACCTTGCCTTTACGATGCCACATTACACGGCTTTCTTCTAATGATTCTTTCATTTTTTTCTTCTCTGGGTTTGTTTTTGTTAGAAATTCATAGTCTTTACGGCTAAGCGTATCTTTGTTAATATCACGAACATCAAAGTTTAACATATGTGATTTTGCATAACGTCGTAATTCCTTTAAGAATCGATACCAATAATTTTTATCTTCTGGTAACATACGTTCTGCGATTGCATTATCAAAAAAAACTTTTAATCCATTTCTATCTACAAGACTGCATGTAATACGACCATAATCACGTCCACTTTCTTTATCATGATAGATAAAATTAAAAAATCTTGCGGCTTCAGGATCAATTGTAGCAACGCTCATCTCATCACCCATGGTGATTTTTGGAAAGCGATTACGCAATTTATAAAAAAGGTCTATTGCTGCATTATTAAGGTCGGCCATAGAATTATTTATCCACTTACAGCATAACAAATGGCATAGGTGGGATTATGTCAGCAGCATCCATAGTTAATCCATCGCTAATTCTGCTATCATACATTCGCAGATGTAATATCATTCGCACAGCAAGTAGAGTTGCCATAACAAGATCGTCAGTTTCACCAACTTTTCCTTGATAACTTACACCATGTGCAACAAAAGTTTTTAATTCGCTAATTAAACTTTTGCTACAAAGTTTAATTTTTCCTGTTTCCATCCATAGTTTGAACTTACTACATGCTGCAATTTTGCTCTTTGGTGTAGTATTGAAACCTTTACGAAATCTACGTCCACCACCAGGTTCGCTTAGAAAACTGCCTGGTATATTTTCTTCGCCAATATCTGCTACTGCATGAAGTGCTGCTTCGCCTATTGCGTTATTTTCAACACTATAATAGATATTACCAGGATCATTTGTAACATCTTTAATATACTTGCAAATCTCTGCCATAATAGCAACTTGTTTTTGTATAATAGTCAAATTGTGTTGCCACTCTGCTACTTGGCGCATAGTAGTTGCATCAAAAACTTCAATAGCAGCAGGATCACCACCAGTTCCTAAACTTGGGTCAAGTGCTACAATATAGATATGGTCACGTTGTGGTTTTTCATACCAACGAACTTGACCTTGCTTTTCAATTGGATCAATACCAGTTAAATCTACAAGCACACCTGGCGCAATAAGTGTTTCATCGTAGATAACAAATTCACAATTATGCTCACGGCGGAAACGATCTATGCCAACACTTGCCATTTCACGTTCTGCCCAATCTTTGTTGCGTTCTGGATGACGGTCCCAAGTAGCAAGGAAAGCACTAAATCCATTACGACCTAATTTAGTTTCATTACCGTGTGAGTCAAATTTCTTATTTGCTTCTTTCCAAATATCAGCAAATTGGTCTTCATCACTATTTGGTGTAGAAGTAATGATTGCCTTACCACCAGTTGATAATGTTGGACTAATTGAAGTCCAAAATTCTTTTGCAATAGTTGGACGCACAAACGCCAACTCGTCACAGTATAATAGTGAGATACTCATACCACGACCTGTGGTTTCAGTAGTTGTTGCGCTTACAATACGGCTACCATTATCAAAACCAAGACTTCCTTTGTTGTAATCTACAACTCCAGCACGAATATGATCTGGACAGTTTTCGTAAGCATATCGAATGCGTTGCATAATATCTTGCGCACCAGTATATTTGTTACTTGCTACAAGAATAGTGCTATCGCTTATAAACATAGCATACCACAATAAATAGCCCGCCGCTAGTGTGGATTTACCCATTTGGCGACCTAGCATGTTAATACTAAATCTATTTGTGTGGTAATTTTGTAACAATTCCTCTTGATAATCAAAAGGCGTAAATTTCAATCTGCCACGAGTTGGATGTTGAATATAAAAGAAATTACGTAAGAAATATTCTGGTCCAGTAATTGGATCAGCACACAAACTAAACTCGATCAGTTCTTGTTGTGTCATTTGTATACGTTTATGTGGCTTTTTGATGAGATTATTTTCTATTGGTTTTGGCATGCAAAAATATTTATTGACAGATTTGTATTATGTAGTATTATTAATTTGTCATAAAAGACGGGTAAATAATTTATATGTCAGACACACTGATTCTAAACGCTAACTATCAACCACTTTCTTGGCTACCGCTAAGCGTTATTCCATGGCAACAAAGCGTAAAGTTGCATTTTATGGACCGTATCAAGATTTTGGAATATTATGATGATTGGGAAGTTCATAGTCCAAGCGTGACTATGAAAGTGCCTGCGTTGGCTATAACAAAAGATTACCATAGTTTTCAAAAAGGCATTCGTTTTAGCCGACAAAACTTATATGTTCGTGATTTGTTTCAGTGCCAATACTGTGCTGAAACATTTGATTATCATGAATTAAACATCGACCATGTTATTCCGTTAAGCAAGGGTGGTAAAACCAATTGGGAAAATTGTGTGACTAGTTGTATTCCATGTAACAGTCGCAAAGGTAATCGACTACGTAAACCATTACGTGAGCCATTTAAGCCTGATTATTGGACACTTACTGCTCGTCGCAAGCAATATACCTATGACTTAAAGCATCCTAGTTGGCGTGATTATATTAACTAGGGCGACGAGTAGGCTTGAATTTAGCAATAGGACTTACACGATTAACTTCTGGATTTTCATCGTGATGATTGTATTTGCTTATGCTTTTTGCTGGTTTACCTGTTGCTTTACTTGCAGCCAACATAGTTTCCATACTGCCTTCATCATAAGGCATTACAATCATCTTATCACCTAATGATGTTTGATCATCAAAAGCATCTGGTTGTGGGTCAGGAGCACGAGCCATCATAATTCCATAACGATACATTTGATAGTAATTCATACTAGCAGAAGGAATAATGAAAGCACCAGCCATGCCGCGTTGTTCATAATCAGGATGTTCACCTGCACGACCTTGTTCGTGTTCTGCTTCTGTTTCTTCAAAAATAAATTCACGCGCTCTCATATTGGTTTTTCTCCTGTTAGATAAGGCTTACTAAACCAAAGTTGAAACCATTCTTGTGTGCCAGGTTGAATATTATGCTTTTTTTCTAAATTGCGTTTTTCCATAGCAGTCAAACTTATATTGCTGCCTTCATTTTCAGTAAAGGTATGTTTTTTAATGCCAGCAAGTTTTTGTAATTCGCTTATTTTCATTTTTTACGCTTTCCGCTATTGGCATTTACTGGACTCTTTTGATTTACATAACTTGGTTCATCACTGCCATCTGGTGTTAAACGAACACGAGGTGTACCAAAGTATTGTGCTGTCTTTTGAAGTATTTCTTCTTCTGCTGATGTATAACTAATAGTTACCATCTTTAAACCAGTTGGACCTTCTTTAGCCATTTCATGATCAGGCATACCAGCAAGAGCAACTCCAAAACGATATGCTTTATAACCACTGCTATTATCTAGTTCTGGATATAAGAATGCATTAGGAATAGTTGTAAGAGCCTGCTGTGACATCCCCTTGCTTCCACTATAATCTGCTGCTTCGCTTACAAACTCATGTGCTCTCATTTCTTTTTCCTTTTACCGCTATTATGTGGAACGGGGCTTAACTTATTTGTAGACTGTGGCTCCATGCCTTTTTTATCCGAAATAACTTTGGATTTAAATCCTGTTCCACGAATAGCACCTTTTAACATATCCATTTCTTGCTGTGTATATGCAGCAGCAACAGGATTATCTCTAAAGTGTTCATGGTCATGATCTGCATTGTGATGCGGATGACCAGCGACACGAGTCATAAAACGATAATAATCATAACCCATATCCATATCAGGATAAACTACACTCATAGGCATAGTAGATGCGTGTTCAGGATTAATTTTAGATTTTGCTTCTGCTACAAACTCTGATGCTCTCATAAGATTATTTATGAGAAAATTAACGCTTTACAGGAAGTGACCAGTAATTTGCAGATTCATTTGATATGCTGCAATCAATTCCTTCAAGGAATAAACGATTACGGCTGCTATCTGCTTTCTTGAAAACACATTCAAAAGTAACACGTGCTTCTGTTGCACTCGGATTACGAGCAATTACAGTAACTTCGCTTTCTGGAAGTTGATCTGTTTCAACAAGACTAGCACTTGCATAACGCAACTTGTAACCTTGTTCTTTCATAGTTTCGTTGACTTTATTTGCTGGTGCTATATTACGAACGAAATCTTGAGTAATGCCAGCAGCCTCCATAGGTGGTTGATGTAAGAATTTCTTTTGAATTTTTTCACCATCTTTTTCAAAAGTTAGTACAAATTCAGCCATTTTCTGAGTTGCACCTTCACTTAATAGATTGTGGCGGTCAAGTAAATTCCATGCAGGATTATCTAATGCAATAGTAATACTAGTATCTGTGTGTTCAACAACACTTGCTTGAACACTCTTCATGCTATCAATTTCAATATTAACAATATCGCCGTTAACTGGTGCGTTGTTTGCTCTTTCTACACTTGCTAGATAATCACGGAAATTCATAATCAATCCTTAGTCAAAACTTACTGCTACGTGTGTTGGATTATCGCCACCGGCAACTTTTGGTGCTGTTAATTTTGGTTTAGCAAGATCATTACCACTTGGAACTGCTGCCTTTGGACCTTTGTATACTTCATGTGGACTGTTATTATAACGACGCTCATCAGGATTACCACCCATAGGTGCGTCATCCATAGTAACTTCCATATCAGGTCCAGCACTAATATTTGGAAGATTAGCACCAACACTTGGGAATGATGGTTTTGCAGTCTCACTTGGAACCATAGCATGGTCGTGAGGAATTTCACCACCCATAGGCGCATCACCATGTGCAGCAGCCATATCAGGTGAATTTACACCACCGACCATACCAGCAAGTTTAAGAATTTGTGCTAAGATAGCATCATCACCACTAGTTTTAATTTCAATACCTTCTGCTACATTTGTTCCCATACGACTTGCATTATTAATAGCATGCGCAACTTCAGGACTGCGGTCACTAATTTCTTTAAGTTTAGAAAGAACATCAACCATATAATTGCTATTGTTGCTTTGTGGCATTTCAGTTACTTTTGTTTCTGCAACTTTGTGAACAGGAACTTCTGTGCTGTTAAATTTGTTAAGGGTATTAATAGCACGACCAAGTTCTTCTGGACTGCGGCTTTCAATTTCTTTTAGTTTTGCTAATACATCAATCATTTGCATGGTTATCTTCCTGTTCTTCCACGTTCTGGGAGTTTATTCTTGTTTGTTCCAACAGGACTTGTATTGTACTGTGGAATATCATTTGTAGTTTTACCAACTTCTGGCTTTACTGCAAATGGATGTTCAATAGTTTTAATTTTTAGTGCATTAGCCAAGTCTGCAAGTAATTGAGGTGCTTTTTGTTCTGGATAACTTTTTTCAAGAATTGCCTTACCTAATGCTTCTGGTGCAATTGGTGCAGCAAGAATTTCTTGATTTGGTGTAATCACCATAATGTGGCTAAACGGAATTTGTGTGGCTTCATGGATTGCTGCTTGCATTTCTGCTGGCGTGCAAGGATAATTTACAACCATATCAATAATATTAAGTTCAGTTGCCTTTAGATGACCAAAACCTGTATGATCTTCACTTACTGGCAAACTTTTTGGTTCGCTAATTGCTTCAAGATTCCAACGAGCCAAAACTTTTTGGAGTTTTTCCATAGATTCTTTTGTGATTTCCGTTGCAATCTTTGCTCGGAACCCATACTTCTTTTCATTATCTGTCAAATACTGAATATAGGACTTCATAGTTAATACCTTTATGATATTTATTGTTTTCTTATAGTTTTAAGAAGTTCATTTCTATCAAATACTTGTGCAGATACTATTTCACTTTCTTGGTTACCGCTATCTTTATCGATATCATATTGCAATTTTTTTGCTTTTAGTGCAATTTCTGTTTGTTTTAATTTCTTTTGAACTTTACCAAGTTTTGCAGTAACAGCAGTTGCTAACATCTTTGCACTTGCTTCAAATATTGGAGCAGAAAATCTAGCTTCAACGTTCATGCCCAAACTTTGAAGATTTTCAAAACTTTCTACGGCTTTTTCAGTTAATTCGTCTAACTCTTTATCCATAGCATCTTCTGGCTGCTCTGGCAAACTAGCTTCTAATTGATTGGCCGTATCAAGTGCTTCAACCATTTCTTTACTAGATGTTGGCAAATCAAATAATTCTGCAAGTTTTTGTGTCATATAATAATTTATCTTTTTTTGTTCTTTGTATTTGCAAACATTTCATGTTCAGTCACTACACGAAATTTTATTCCATTTCTATTACAAAATTCTGCTGCTGCTTTCCATTTGGCTTGATTGACAACGGCTTGAATTTGCGCTTTTTGACTACGACCAGCGGCTTCTAATGTAGTTTCTTTATGTGGTTTAATCTCAACCAATTCTCCTTTACGATTTCCACTTGCATCTTCATAAATTATAAAAAAATCAGGTACATAACTTTTTACTTTTTGGACAATAGGATTTTCATACTTAATACTAATAGATTCACTAGCCCACTGCTTAATACTAGGGTGTGTATCAAGAAAATTCATAAATTGCAATTCCCAACCACTTCGATATCTTATGCTACCGCGACCAATATATTTTTCTGGATGTTTGGGCGTAAAAATGCCTTGACTAAACTTCATGCTAAAATATTTTTTGAAACGACTGGCGAAACACTAGATGGTTTTTGGTATCCTAATTTACTAGTAGAACCCTTAATACTATTAAAAAAACTTATTAATAGTGTCTTTACACTATTGCTATTTGGATTCTGTTGAAACTGTTTTATTAAATCTAGTGGATTCAAATTATTATTATAAGTTAATGAAATTACGCTTTGCGCTAACGCATTAGCAGCATCTGCACTATTTGTTAAATTATAAAAATAACCATAGATTTGTTGCCAAACAGCATCACTTACTTGTAATGGTTGATTAAAATATCCATTAAAAAAAACTTGGGTATCTGTAATTTGGGTAGTGGGTGTATTTGCCATAAAAATATTTAGATTAAACTATATTATTTGGAGTATTAGTTTTGCTTGCTTGTATATAACTCTTAGCAAGATTTGTAAGATTTACACCTGGCGCAATATTTAATTTTGATATTTGCGTTGCAGCCAGCGCAATATCATTTTGGCTATAGTTTTCATTTTGCAATTGAATGCGCCAATCATTTCCACTATATGTTGAACTGGGCGGAGTCGTAGGGTCAGTAAAAGATAATGAACTTGGAACTTGATTTGGTTGACCATAATTTACAGAAGCAGATGCGCCTATGTTTGTTGAAGATAATGATGTAGGATTATCAATATATTGTTGTGCAATATATGCTTGGGAAGTAACATTATTACTAAAACCTGTTAAACTTTTCAATTGATTTGTTGGAATTGAAGATACGTATGATTCTGCACTATTAATTCTATCCGTGGTATAATGTTGATTATATAATATATTTTGCCAACTACCTGACAAATATGGGCTTGTGTTATTTTGGGTAACGCCATCTATTTGTGCCGTGCTACTATTCAAATCTGGGGGTCTAGGTGCTACAAGAGGCACAGCAACAGCAACTGTAGAATGAGTGGTATCTGCTGTTGGTGTAATTATACCACCAGATGACTGCACACTCTTTGCGTTTTGACTAATAGCAGCAACTTCTAATGCAGTTAAACCAAGTGCTACTGTAGGATTTAATTGTTGACCTTGTTGTTCAGGACTATAGTATCCTTGACTATTATTATAACCATTACGATTAGAAAATGATGCATTTTGCTGTTCTAATTGACCAGTTATAGGATTTACATAATAACCGCCGCCTAAATTGTTACTTAAAGGACTAAATGTGCTATCATAACTACTTGATTCACTAAATCCTGGTATTCCAGCAACAAATCCTTCTTCATAGGTTACACCATTATATCTGATTTGCATAGTTGCTTCCATTATACCTAATGCTTCGTCATAAGCATGAGTATCATGAGAAAAACTTGTAATAACTGGATTCATAAGTGTAATCTTATTACTTTGACCACCATACATGCTATAGATTTCTATTGAACCAAAAAATGGAACATCACTTCCATTATCTAATCCCCAAGCACTTATATAATTTTGTGATGTATAACGATCATCTACGTTATAGATATTATAATCATATGTTCCATCAGCAAAATAATAGTTGTAGTAGTCTGCCCACAATTGACGCAACCCGTTGTTATTATCATCATGAAATTTAATACTTACGGGTTCATACTTAATTCTGTCTTGAATATAGGTATGTCTATTATACTGGTTCAAATCTTTTACATCTACAGTAAATTTTGGAAGTTCTACACTTTTAACAAGCATACCAATTTCACTTGCACCAATATTTGATGGCACATCTTTGCTGATCACAAAGTTAACATAAAAAAGATATTTGTATTTTGGGCTTCTGGAAAAACCATTAGTTCTAAAGACTTGGGCTGCATGTGCATAATCATGCAGCCCATTATTTCCAGTAAGTCCATTAAGTAAACTGGTTAAAAAACCATATGAACTAGCCATAGTTTATCCTTTAGCCAGTTACTGACGCCCCAAATGTTCTAGTAATTGCCTTGCCAACACCACTATTTGTTGGAACTTCAAGAGCATTATCATAACGTAGAGTCATAGTAATTGTTGCAGGGTCATTTACATTATAATCAAAGTTATTATAATTTACTTCTTGAATATAGCATCCGTATAATTGCCAAGTTTCAAGAACGTTTGGATTGGCTGCACCATTTCCACCGTCAAGTGCTTCAAATTGTGTAATAAATTTATAATCAATACCACTTACTGCACTTGCTTGTTCAGCAAAGTCAAATTGCTTTTGAATTTGTTCGCCAATAAGCAATCTTACGTTACCTTGTGCATCATCACGAAGTTCAACTTGTAATGGTTGCCATTCAGGTTTGCCTTGCAAATACATTCTGCTATTATAAATTGGAATTTCAATACTGTTGAAATTAACGTTTGGGCGAGCAAAACTCATAACTTGTTTTGTTAACTCTGTAGTTGGACTTGAAACGCCAAAATTAATAAAAGTTACTCTAAAACGGTATTTGAGCAAGGGCATCAAAACGCCTTGATTGCCAGCACTTTGGTCACTATTACTTGCAACAGGAACCGTCATGTTTAATAATGATGCAACTGCCATCTGTATCTCCTAATAAAAGTATTTATAACAATTCCAACACTTTTCAAAGGGGGGTAAAAACAAAAAAGCCGCCAGTTAAGGCGGCTTTTGATTATTTGATTATTTTATAGATTATTTTGTGGCTGTAGTTGATAAACTTACACTTGGTGTAATGTTACTTAAACCACTTTGATTAGCGTTTGTTCCACTAATAGCACCTGTGTTAAGAATACGAACTGGAATATATATAAACTCAACTGCCTTAGTAGGTTCAATTGCAATATCAATATGTAATTCGTTTCTATCAATAGTAGAAGGTGTATTATTTGTAGTATCACATACAACTAGGTAATCATAAACACCACGTTGAGTCTTGATATCATTTAGCAAACCACTAACAGCATTAGTTGCTGTATTACGAGTAATTGTATCATTAGGTTCAAATACAAGTGGCTTAGCAATACGTTCAAGATTATAACGTAGATAGTTAATCAGACGTGCAACATTAATACGATCAAGAGCAGTAGCACTTGCTTGACGAGTATGATTTCCGTAGTTAAGAATACCGTCTGTTGGGAATACTGCAACAGGATTGACGTTATTTGCATATAGAAGATCACGCAGACCTTGATTTGTTCCAATACTATAGAATTTACCAGTTACACGATCTACATAACCAATCTTAATAACATTATCAATCTTACCACGTAATGCACCTGCTGGTGCAAACCATGGTGCACTTGCTTGGTCACTCTTAATAATCATGCGTAGGATTGCGTGTGTGATTGGAACAACAACTTGACCAACGCCATCAAGAGCATTAGTATACGCTGCGCCTGGATAGAATACTCCAGTATAACTATCGCTAGTTACAAGACCATCTTCACCAGTATCACTTGCACCTAGTGCATTTGTTACATAATTGTTGACGCTAGTAGTATCACTTGCTAGACCCATAGGAGTATCAACTAGCACAAATCCTGTGTTACGACGATCATTATTAAGTGAAATTAAGTTACTTGTAAGTTCTGGATAGCCAGGGCAAACAAGCAAGTTAAAGTTAATTTGATCTTCACGTAGAACTGTATTAGTATCAACCGCTGTCTTAAGTGCGCTTACTACAACGTTTCTTACCGCCTTGCGTCCCATATATGGAACACCATTACTATTGCTACCACTTACAGTTTGCCAAGTAGCTGCTACTGCTGGTAGTGACATTAATGGATAGTTAGTGCTGTTAAACTTGCTTGCAACGTACTTTTTAACATTATAACTGCTGCGACGAGTATTGAACAGCAAGATACCACGTGGATAAAGTTGTGGATTTGGTGCATCCAAGTCAACATAGTCACTAGTTAGCAAGCTAACAATTGATGGTTTTGCATCAAGCGCAGGATTTGCTGTGCCAGCGCCATCCCAACGAGCGTCAGCAAATAGAACACCATTTTCAGTTGTAGTGTCACTGGTGTTTATTTGCACCCACTGATTAGTTCCTTGATAATTTTGCCAACGATAGATTTGTGGATAATTTTCAAGGTTACTTGTATTAATCCATAAATCACCATATACTAGCGCAGTCCCATCTGTTTGACTGGTTGGAGCACTACTACTAATAATTGGACCGAGTGGGTCTGTCATTGTTAGAGTATAACCACGACTATCTTTTGTTAGTGCAGAACTTTGATAACCACGCCATGCTGTGCCATCGTTAATCATGACATCAACTTCAAGTGGAGTTGAGTAATACCAAAGTGTTCCGTCAGTTGGGGCTTGGACTGGAGCAGTTGGAATTTGATATAGATTTTGTGCTGGACCCCAATAACTAAGACTCAAACTGCCAGAACCAGCCTCGTCATATACGTTAGGCGTTGAAGTTGTAAATCCTGCAGTTGTAATAGGAGTGCCAGTAAGATTCTGGATATTAATATCACCGCCATTAGTTTGAATCAATTGAATTTGATTGGTTGAACTTAGTTGTGCATTAATATAAGGAATATTTGCTGCTAATAAATCACTTACAAAACTTGCAGCAGTTGTACCACTTAGAGTAATTGTATAAGTGCTAGTCCATGCACTTGAGCCAGGTATTGTTGTGCGAATTGTATATTGATCACCAGCATTAAATGTTGGACTAATAGCAGTTCCTGTTACTGTAAGCGGCAAACCATTACCATTCCATTGTAGAATCTTATAGGTGCCAGTTGCACTTGCAAGAATATCAAAATGCACAAATAGTGAACCATTAGTAATACCAAGACCACCTAAAGTGTTATCATAATATGGAATAGCTGAACGTCTGCGTTGTAGAACAGGTGCTACTACTTGATCCCAATTAAGAGTTGAACTGTTCCAACGATAAATGGTCCAATTAGCACCACCATTTACAGCAGTTGTTTTAACCCAAATACTACCACTTGGACGTGGTGTTGCATCACTTGATTTCCATGCTGGATTATTATAGTGTGCGCTTTGTTGTAAAGCAGGCACAGCATAAACGCCGCCAGCAATACCAAGATTTGTTAATGGAGTACCGCTAGAATTAGTGATATTAAGTCTTCCGTCAGGTGGATTATTATAACCAGTGCTTGCTGCCCTAGCATTTGCAAAAATATTAAAATATCCATTAACAAGAGCAGCACTAATGCCTGGCAAACCGCTGCTATTAATTGTGGCTACAAGATTTGCTACTTGTGTATTTGCAATAGTGAATGTGTTACCATTAATAGTTAAACTATTTGTAAGAGTAAGTGCAGTAGCTTGAGCATTACCTGTTACAGTAGGAGTTTTACTCTGCCATGCATTACTTCCAATTAGGTTCCAACTATTATCATAGCCTTTTTGGTATACTGGATTGTTAACATTAGTAGCATTAATCGCATAACTTCCAACTGTGCCAACGTTGCTGTATGGAATACCATTGTTTAGTAGTGTGCTGCTTGTAATGATTATAGGATTTTGTTTATTAAATACTTGGTTTACGGCATCCCATTGGAAAATACCGTAACTAGTTGTTGCTGTATCTTGCCATAGTGTACCACCTGCTGATGGACTATATGGACGTGAACTACTGCCACCTAATTGTCCTAAATCTATATTTGCACGTAAAATATATGCTTGGTTTGTAATTCCTAGTGCACTGTGCGCTGCCATAATACCATATTCTGACAATTCGCTGCCAAATAAACGATTACCGCTTGCATCAGTTGGGAAAGTAGGTAAACCATAATTTGTAAGCAAGTCTTTTTGGCTTGCTACAAGTTGTAATGTGTTAACTGTTGAACTTGTTGTGTATGAAGCAATACCACCAGCGGTGCTAGTTTTATTGCTTGCAGTAGCAACAAGAATGAATGGAACTGTTCCAGGTCCAGTTGGAGCATAATTGCTCTGGTCTACAACGGTCACTGAAACGCCAGGAGATACTAAACTTGCCATTTTATCCTATCCTTTTAGGTTAATAATATTTAGCGGATAAGATTAAAAGCAGCCTCAATAAAACATTATGTGCGTATATTATCTAGTAATTCCGAAACTTTTGTTTTCAAATCACTTATTGTACCATTATTTTCAATTAAAACATCAATATTTTCGGTTACCCAAGACCATTCACTGGGATGAATATCATGCGGTTGCTCACCAAATTTGATTAAGTTTATCATCCAATCAGGGTCTTCACCACGACGAACGCCCCATACTTCACCGCCAAGTTTGCGAATCATTTTAATTTCATTTGGAAAACGTGTATCTGGAATCACAATATTGTTAGTAAGATGGGCAGAACCGCTATAAACAATCTTAGAAAGTTTATTTTCTAAACTTGCAATCCAAATATCTTCATGAAAGTTGGTGCGACAAACATCAGTTCCCCAATATTGTAGCACCCAACGTGGTGTCAAATTTTCAATACCAAGTCGTACCGACCACCATTCATCACGTTGCTCACGCCAATCACGAGATTCTTTTGTGTCTCCTTCAAGCAAATGACGTGGCCAGTTGAATACTTTAGATACCATATCTTTAAGAGGATCAGCAAAACTTACTTTTTGAAAGCCAAATTCACCAACCAAAATATCAGCAACTGTTCCTTTACCGCCGCCAATTAAACCACAAATACCAATTATCTTCATACTTTAATTTATAACAAAATTATGTAATATTGTCAAATTATCCAATCACAAACCACATGGGAGTTTCACCTGTCATACTATTAGTAATTTCAACTTCAAGAGCATCTAATTTGGCTTGACCACGAGTTAATAGGTCTGTTCCATTAAGTGTAGTGCCGCCTTGTGGACCTGGTAATGTTCCAAACTTACTGCGAGCCTCTCCTAAAATCATCATACATTTTGCTAGAGTCCATTCTTTTAACCATGGATAACTGTATTGATCAGTAAGAAGAGTAATATCTGGTTTATAATTTTCAGTCCAAAGCAAAATAGTTTCTTTATCGGCTTGTGGACGACGCATAATTGTAATTTCTTTAGTCACAGTATTAAATTTATAGTTCAAATAACCACCAAATAGTTTTGATGCTTCTTTTAAGAAAGCACTATAAAGATACCATGTTGACAAACCACCAACACGACCACTTTGTATCATATAAAAGTTAACGAAACCTGCTTCAAATGGTTCATATTGTGAGGAAGTTCCGCTATTGGCACCAATATTTCTTTTATATACATTACGAACACTAATAACTTCTTTTGGTAATGTATAAGTGTTTTGATTTTGTAATAATTCTAAAAATGAATAACTTTCTTCTACGCTGTTTGCACTGCGCTGACGATATCTTACTAGTGCTTGTGAAAGAGCAGTTTCAAAATGTATAGGGTCAAGTTCTACATCTATGATACCGTCACCGAGTGAATAACGTACATAATCAAATACTGTAGTCTTAAGTTCTTGTAGTGTAGCCATATGAATATTTATGACTATAGAGTTTCCCAATCACGACTATGACTAATTAACTCATCGCCAAATCTCATCCAAAAATAAATCTCATCTTCGGGTGTAAAATCTGCTTCAATAATTACCGTATAACCAATATAACCATCGGGGCTGTTTATGCCTGTTTTGAAGATGGGAGTTTGTAGTGCGTGTTCCATTACCCATGCACCAGCCTCGCTTTGTTGCCACATGATAATAGGACCAGCAGCATAGAGTTGAGCATCTTCTACATCACCCATGCGGAAACGATGAACTATCATACCGTTATTTACGCTACTTCAAATGCCATAAGATAGTAAGTCAAATCTTCTGGTTCAAATTTTGCGGTAACGGCTACACGATATTCAAGTGATGCAATATCAAAATGGGCATGGAAAGTTACACTATCTTTAATGGCGTTCTCCCATACCCATTTATAATTTGTACTACATTCACGCCATAATATTTTGGCTTCAACTTTTGCATCTACCAATCCTATTTCTTTTGATAGACTTGGTAGCAAACTTGTGCGAAACACTGTGATGGGTTTAGAAGGGCATATCTTCATCTTCTTTACCTTCATACCAATCTGGACCTGGGTCTTTACCATCTACGACTGCTTTTGTCATACGATCCATTTTACGTTTGCTTGCTAACTTTTCTTCACGGTCAGCAACGGTCTTGTCTTTGAAGCCAAGGATATTCATATACTCACGATGCTTCATCCAACCATGCATAAAATGAATACAATCTTCTGCACTGCCGCTGTATATCTCTATACCACGAGAATAAATTGGTAAAACTTCACCACCATCTTTTGGCACAGTGAGTGAGAAATTTACATTATTATTGGTTTCATAAGCATATGAATTGTATGCACCACGGCTTGGTCCAACTTCAAAACCAATTTTGTTGGCAAGACCTGTTAGGTCATTAATAATGCGAAAGTGATTAAAGTTTGTCATACTACATATCCTATTACAAATTGAACTAAATCTTCTTCTTGCAGATACATGTGATAACGTGTATATGTTTCACTTTTTTTGTAAACACGTGGTTTAACATATGGTCCTTCGCTATATATGTTTCCATACTGCGGTACCCAATAATGATAAGGGCTAAAATCAAAATTTTCCCTAAACCAACGTTCAACATTGGCACAATTTGTTCTGTCACGCACAGTAACACGATGGCTGTAATGTTCAACCATCTTGTTACGTTTATCCAACTTTACCCAACGAATACGTGGTGTGATATAGCCACTATCGTACTTCATGAATCACCTTACTTCACAGATTTAAGAAGTATGGTATCACCGTTCAGCCGTCCTGTCAAGGCAATTTCTACGGCACGGATATTGTCAAGGAATTTGCGAAGTGCAACCTTGCCAGCCGTTTGAAACTCCTTGATTTGTTCTTTAGGTTTGCGTAGTGTTTTGGCAACACTCAATTTTTCATCATAGCCAATAATAGTGCTGCCCTTGATGCCAAGCACACCACTAGAACTATCAGCAACATACTTGCCAATTTTACGTGTCTTGATATTATAGACCCACAATTCTGTTGAATTAAGCACATCAACTGGACTAATAGATACAAGGTTCAATTCATCAAACTTTTGCAAGAACTTGACTTTCTTGACAAGTTTTTCCTTAGACACGGGACGTGCTTTACGAACTTTACGCACAGCACTCTTGACGGTTCCATAAGTAGTAAGTGCATCAAACAACGTTTTATACCAAGTATCATAACGCTTGAAAACTGCTTTGGTCATCCAAGCATATGCTTCACGAAGTGCAGCATCGCCTTTCTTGTTTTGACTTTCAAGCAGTTCTGCATACTGTTCTGCATACTTTTCACGAATACGAGAAACAAATGCCTGTGGCATATTCTGCTCACGGAAATAAGCCATAAAGTCAGGAGTTTCAGTTGAGCCTTCTATTAGCGCATCAAACATGACTTCCAAATCACCAATAGTATCAGACAACTTATCACGCATATGATCCTGAACGTTGCGCTTAACAACTTGTTTGGCTACAGTTTGTTTCTTTTCAGCAATACGAGAATTGCCATATGCTAACAGTTCTGCAATCTTTGTGGTAATAAACTCTGCATCATGTGCCATCGGCGCACCACGCAATATCATCTTGGAAACACTACCAATAGTAATTCCAACACGACTGTCTTCACATTCAGCAAATGCAGAAATTTCCGCTTTGCCCCATTTAAGATACTGCTGTCCAAATTCTACAACATATTTGCGCATATCAGCAGCAGTCATATAATAGTTGTAGAAATATAGTGCATGCGTAATCTCCTGACGCAATTTGTCAGGAGACCACTTTTTAGCATCAGTCCACACTGGTTCAGGACCAGTGAACTTTTCGTCCATAAACTTAGGCTGACGGACAACCGTCTTTTTAGGTCTAGTCTTCAACATGAGTGCGGACTTAGCCATTCTTACTTCTCCATATTGCGGTCATAAAAACCATAGCGTTGCGATACATAATCATCATACTTGGCATCTACGCCGTTGTCATAGTCAAACCAACCGCGGTTTTTGTAATAGTCATAACCGTAATCATAGGTTGTGTCAACATATTTCTGCGTAGGTGCGGCTTCAAGTGCTTCTACTAACTGTGCAGTAGGCACACCATGATGCTTATAACCTTCTGTGCACAAATCATAATATGATGTGCTTGGCGTAAATTCATAATCTTGATCAGCCATGCTATAAACCCAAGCAATATATGCTTCGGTCTCAGTTTGAACCAATACACGCTGACGCAAGTAATAAGTTGGGAAACCTTCAAGACGGTCAAGCGCAATCATATCACTTTCGCTGACTTCCCATAACACGCCACTGACAATACTGCCAGGATTAATCTCAACATCGGCATGGTTACGAAACACAAGACGATAGTCGTTCAGATACGCAACACCTACTAGGGTAGCATCAGGGCAACGCTTTACCATCTGATCAGGGTGGGTGTTCATTCCGTATCCGAAATAATAACTGCGATATTCCATAATATTATACTTTCCTTTCTTCGGGCAGTCCTTGCCCACTTGGGCAGTATTGCCCGTAGGTGTAAATTACCATAGTTTAAACTTTTGTCAAGTCCTATTTTTATTTTATATTGATTTGTAAAAATACCTTGACAAATAGTGTAATTATGGTAAATTTATAAGAATGTGGCCCGTTATAATCACTTGCACCCTACTTGCTGCCATCTTCATTTTTAATGTGGCAGAGGCTATCTATGACCTTGATCGTTGGATTGCAGAGCGTGAAAAACGTGAGCGTGAGGGTTATGACTACGAAAATGATAGGTTTCACGAAAAACCGCAGCCAAAAACTGAACCTGTCAAAATTTTGACACCGCAACCTGTCAAAAAACCAACAATTGAATTGGAAAATTTCCCAAAAAGTGCCGAAGATGCCAAGGCAAAAATCGAAAGATTGTTGAAAAATGCCAAAAAATAATGCTTGACACTTTAATAATCTGTGTTATATTAATTATATAAGGTAAAGAGATGGAGAAAACGATGGTTTTTACAGGCAAACCCGCATATACCACCAAAAAATTGCGTGATTTACAGCGCCGTGGTTGGGCAATTAGCCGTAGTCACCGCCATCCTGATGGCACTACTACCTATGTCATGACCTATGTAGGCAAAAAATAACCCTTGAAAATTTTATAATCTATGATAATCTTAGAATATAAGGTCAAGTATTGGAGAGAATTATGGCTAAAGACAGTATGACATTTGCACAATACCTTGAAGAAATCTTTGATCTTAGCGAAATTAGCGAAATTCCTGGCATTAAAGCCAAAATTGATACCCTAATTAAATTAATGTGGGAAAAATATCCTGATGAATGTAAAGCAATAGGTCTTAGAGACGGGTTAAAAAATTAAAAAAAACCCTTGACAACCCCTAATTCTGTGTTATATTAAATTATAGTCAACTGATGGAGAACGGTAATGGCTTATATGTCGCAGGAAAAGAAGTCCAAAATTGCCCCTACGGTTAAGAAAATCCTTGCCAAATATGGCGTCAAGGGTTCGTTGGCGGTTTCAAACCATATGACCCTTGTGCTGAATGTCAAGAGCGGTCCTATTGACTTTATCCAGAATTATAACGAAACGGTTGGCAATCAGCCTGGCGGGTTTCGTCTTGGTTCGCCAGCGGTTGACCATGTTGATGTCAACCCTTACTGGTATCAGGACCAGTTCAGCGGTAAGGCTAAAAATTTCTTGAAGGAAATTTTGACTGCAATGAATGATGGCAATCACGACCGTAGCGATGTCCAATCGGATTACTATGATATTGGATGGTATGTTGATGTCAATATCGGCAAGTGGAACAAACCTTATATTCTTTCCAAGTAGGGATTAATTCAATGGCACAGGCAAATACACGTCAAGGTAAAATCTCTACGGTTCTTCACAACCGTTATTTTACAAAAGGTGTGCAAGACGCACTTGCTGGTCGTCCGTTTGATCCAGATTATGACAAGTGGGATGTAACCACACACAGCAATTCACAATGGTGCTATGAGCGTGGTCGCCAATATGGTATTGCCACAGGCGGCAAAATTCCTACTAAAACTGGCAAACGTATTAACTTTTCTGCGATGGTGGAATTTTCACGTCTTTATCGTGAGGGAATTATACTTTAAAAAAAATAAATTTTTATTACGTAATAAAAAAGGCGGGAAAAATTCCCGCCTTTATTATATCTATTTTAAGTGTATTAGAACTTACGAATATAGTTAAGAGCGAATGTATCCTGAGTAGCATTCCAACTTGTATCGAATGTGCGTTGGAAAACACCCTGAACAGCATTATAAGTGTCTAGGTTGTAAGTTACACCAGTAGCAAGCTGATGTGATTCAAAGTTGTTAATAGTATCAAACGCATTGCGATAACGATAGTTAATCGCATTAAGAGT